GGCGACAGCGGATGGCGCGCTTGGCATTTTGGAACTCCGGGGGGGGGGGCGTCTATTGCCTTGTCTTAAACGCGCTCCCCATCGGGGGCGTTACGTATCGGACCCGAATGGACCAATGGTCATTAGAAGTGGATCACTCGGCGTGTTCGCCCTATTGCCCAATGTCATTTCCCGTCAACCGGCATCGAGGTGCTCCGCCGCCGGTGCCGGGCCCCGCGCGTGCTCCTCACGGATCTGCAGCGCGGCGCGTAGCCACGTGTCCGCCGCCTCCTCCCCTACCGCCTCCCGCACGAGCGCTCGCATCTCCATCAGCTCGTCCACCGACGCCCGGACGATGCGAGTCCGTGTCGGGCTCTCGCCACTGTCCGAGCGCTGCCCCTGGGCCCGACGCTCGATGACCTCGGCGGCCGACTCCAGCTCCTGCCCGTCGCCGTTGAGGTAGGACCCGGCCGCGCCAGGCGGGAGGCCCAGGGCGAGCGCGAGGGCCTCGACCGAGACGCGTCGCGGACCTGAGTCACCGTTCTCGATCGCCGTGATTGTCGGCTTCGACAGCCGAGCAAGCTCCTTGACCTGCGCCTGCGTGAGCCCCTGCGCCATGCGTACGTTCCGCAGGATCACACCGAGACGCGCCCTGCGCCGGTCGCGCTCAGCAGCCACGCGCACAGGATGACGGGCGGGTCGCCGTCCATCCAGCCACCCGGACGTCAGGCCAGGCCGTGGACTTTGTTTTCTTGACATTCCTTGACAGTACGCAGATCAGCCCAGGCGCGACAATCGCCCAACCAGTCCTAGGGGTTGGCCCGGTGGTTTGACTTTCTTGACTTTCTTTGCTTTCCTTGTCCGCATGGCAACCGCATCCCCCCTCCTCAGGCGGATCCGCCAGAGGACGGGCGAAAAGCCCGGAGCGTTCGCCCGCTCGATCCGGGTCACGCCCTGCCACCTCTCCAATGTCGAGGCCCAGCGGCGACCGGTGAGCCACGAAGCCCTCGCTCGTGCCGCAGCCCGACTGAACGTCCCGGTAGAGGTGCTCATCGACGGCACCCCGGAGGCCAAGGAGTACGCGGCCTGGTTGGACGGTACGCCCGTCGCACCATCGGGCCCGGCGGCATGACCCGGCCCAAGCCCCGCCCCCGGCTACTGCTGCTGCCGGAGGTGTCGGAGGTGACGCGCACCCCGGTGGACACGCTGCGGTACTGGCGCCACCGGGGTGAGGGCCCGCCGTCGTTCCGGATCGGCGCCCGGGTGGTGTACCCGGAGGACGAGCTGTACGCCTGGATTGACGAGCAGCGTGCGGCTGAGGCGGTGGCCCGGTGACCGCCACGCACGTCGACGGGGTGCCGGTGGTGGCCGACGAGCCGGCGACGGCCCACGCAGGAATGGCAACGCGGGACGGCCAGCCGGTCCGGTGGCGGCAGATCCGTCACCTCCTACTGGAGGACGGCTCCGAGGCGTATGGCTGCCTGCATTGCACCTACACCAGCCGCAAGCTGCTGAGCATCCGCCCGCACCTGAACAAGCACCGCGAACTGAAGCCCGCCGCGCCGCCCACCGCCGCGCCGGCGGCGCCCGCGGTGCTCGACCTGCGCGACCTGGTGAGCCGGCTGGATGCGGCGGACCGGTTGGCCACAGAGCTGGACGTGTGGAAGACCCGGGCGTTGCGCGCGGAGCGTGAGCTGGACCGGCTCCGGCAGGCGCTCAAGCGGGCCGGGGTCGTGTGATGCGCCGGCCGAGGCGTGGTGACGGGTGCGCCGGCAAGCGGCGGTACGCCTCCTACGACGAGGCCGCCCTCGTGCTGGTCGACGCGAAGATCCAAGCCTCGCTGCGTGGCTTGCAGTGGCGGCGTGAGCGCCGCGTCTACTGGTGCGGCATCTGCAACGGCCACCACCTGACGTCGCGGCCCACCCGGTCGGTGGCGTCGTGATGCGCCTGCGCCCTGAGGCCGAGTCGGCCATCACCTGCCCGTGGGACCGGCGGCCGATGACTGCGTGGGCCGCGGCCGTCACCCGGGCGGACTGCGAGCCGTACTGCCCCACCGGCTGGCACGTGCACGTGAGCGGTTCGTGCCGCCACACCTACGCCGTGGACATCCACGGCGCCCTCTACCAGGACTACAGCCGAACCCCGTGATGACAGCGGGGCCGCCCGACTGCCCCGGGCGACCCCAGTGACCAGGAAGGAAATTCAGGATGGTCAGCACCAGTATCGCAGACACCGCGGCGAACTCGCCGCCCATGTGGCCCGGGGTCGACCCGGACGTCCCGCTGGCCGACGACCCGGTGCCGTTCGTGGGCCCGCACGGGCCGGTCCCGGGGTTCGTCACCGGTTTGTGCGGCCACCGGATGGCGGGGTCGGAGTGGCGGGCCGGGTTCCGCACGTGCGAGCGCTGCCCGGCGCCAGCCGACCTCGACGCCGTGCTCGCGGCGTGGCGAGAGGACATCCACACGTCCCCGGACGAGTCGACCTGGCACGCCGAGGTGCCGGCCCACCAGCCCGCCGCGCAGCTCGCGCCCGCCGCGCGGCTGCGGTCGGCCCGGTGGGTGCTGCTCGCCGCGCTGCTCGTGCCGTTCGTCCTGGTGCTGGCCGCGGACCCGCGTCCGCTGGTGCGTCTCGCCAGCGGCGGGCTGCTGCTGGTGGTGCTGGGCTTCGCCGCCCACCGCTACGCCACCTCGACCACCGGCGGCCGGCTGCGCGCGCACACCGGCCGGCCGCCGGCCCACCATCGGCACCTGCGCCACCCTGACACCCCCGCGCCCGGGTGGGCCCGGCTGGCCCGACTGCAGCTGCGGGAGGAGCGCCGCCGGCTGCGCTGGGACCGCATCGGCCAGGCGTGCGACGCGGTCACCGCGTGGGTCACCTCCGTGTTCTACTTCGCTCCGCTGCTGGTCGGACTGGTGCTGCTGTGCGCCGGTGGTGTCCGGTGAGCACCTGCACCCCGACTGCGGAGCAGGCCGCGGTGATCGACGCCTGCCGCACCGGCCAGGGCCTGGTCGTCGAAGCCGCGGCCGGCGCCGGGAAGACCTCGACGCTGCGGATGGCGGCCAGCGGGATGCGCGGCCGCGTGCTGTACCTGGCCTACAACAAGGCCGCCGCGGTCGAGGCCAAGGCGTCGTTTCCCTCGCATGTGCGCTGCTCGACGGTCCACGCCCTGGCGTTCGGCGCCGTCGGCCGGGAGTACGCGGGCCGGTTGCGCGCGCCGCGCCAGTCGGCGCGGGAGACCGCGCGGCGGCTGGACCTGCGCGACGAGGTTCCGGTCGGCTCGTCGATGGTGCTCACCCCGCTGCACCTGGCCCGGTTCGCACTGGGCACGGTCGACCGGTTCTGCCAGAGCGCCGACCACGACCTGGATAGCCGGCACGTGCCGCTGATGCCCGGCATGCCGACCCCGGTAGAGCTGCACCGGCTGCACGGCGAGGACCGCGCGGTATGGGCGCAGGAGCGCCGGGCCCGTGACGACCTGGTGGCCGCGGTGCTGCCGGTGGCCCGCAGGGCGTGGGCCGACCTCCAGGATCCCCGCGGCACCAAGATCAGATACCAACACGACCACTACCTCAAGCAGTGGCAACTCACCGCCCCCGAGCTGCCCTACGACGTAGTGATGCTCGACGAGGCCCAGGATTCCAACCCGCTCACGGCGTCCCTGGTGACCACGCAGCAGTGCCAGCGCATCGCCATCGGCGACGGGTGCCAGCAGCTCTACGGCTGGCGCGGCGCCGTCGACGCTCTCGCGTCGTGGCCGGCCGAGACGCGCCTTTACCTGAGCCAGTCGTGGCGGTTCGGCGAGCGGGTGGCGAACGAGGCGAACAAGTGGCTGTCGATCCTCGGCACCGACCTGCGGGTCCGCGGGAACCCGGCATTGCCCTCGACGATCGGCCCCGTCCCGATGCCGGATGCGGTGCTGTGCCGCACCAACGCCGGCGCCGTCGCCCGCGTCCTGGCCGCCCTGGACGCGGGGCAGCGGCCGGCCCTGGTCGGCGGCGCCGGCGAGCTGGTCAGGCTGGCCGAGGCCGCCGCCGAGCTCAAGTCGGGCCGGCGCACCAATCACCCCGAGCTCTTCGCCTTCACCTCCTGGGCGCAGGTGCAGGAGTACTGCGAGGACGGCGACGGCGGCTCCGACCTGCGGGTGTTCGTCAAGCTGATCGACGACTACGGCCCCGACCAGATCATCGTCGGACTGTCGCGCGCCGTCGATGAGCACCGCGCCGACGTGGTCGTCAGCACCGCCCACAAGAGCAAGGGCCGCGAGTGGGCCCGGGTGGCCATCCAGGATGACTTCACCGCGCCGAAGAAGGACGACGACGGCAACCCCGGCAAGGTCCAGCGCGCCGACGCGATGCTCGCCTACGTCGCCGTCACCCGCGCCAAGCTGGCGCTCGACCGCGGCGGACTGGCCTGGGTGGACCGGTACGTGCCCGAGCTGGCGGTGGCGTGATGCAGACGATCACGATCACCTTGCCGACCTTCCGGGGCGAGCCCGCGCCCGACACCACCGAGCGGGTGTGCCGGCTGTGCGACAAGACGATCCAGTTCGACTACTTCGGCGAGGGCCCGGTCGACCGGGTCGCCCTATCCGTGGCCTACGGCACCGTCCACGCCGCCTGCTACGCGGAGCGGATCGAGCACCTGGACGCCACCGAGGCATGGCTGATCGTCGCCCAGGACATCGCCCGCCGGCCGAGCCGCTTCACCGCCGCCGAAATCCGCGCCGCGTTCTTGGCGCTGTTCCGCATCGCCCGCGCTCGTGACGAGGCTGCCGCACCGTCGTCAGCTCTACCGCCGCACGACCAGGACGCCTACCAGACCTGGGTGTGCCCGTACTGCCCCGACCGTGGCGCGATCGAGGAGGGCGTTCACCTCTGCTGCGGCTGCTGCGGGCGGCGGTGGGACCTGGACGGCGATCCGCTCCCGGACGTTGACGAGGAGGTGGAGTAGGTGGGCATCGAGTTCACCCCCGCGGTCCGGTCGGCCGAGAAAGCGCGCATTGCGCTGGCCGGCCCGGCCGGGTCCGGCAAGACCTACACGGCGCTCGCGCTGGCGACGTTCCTGGCCGCGCCCACGGGCGTGGTCGGGGTGATCGACACCGAGCGGGGCAGCGCGTCCAAATACGAGGGCGTCAACGGCTGGCAGTTCCACACCTACCGGCCGCCGACGTTCAGCCCGCAGTCGCTGATCGAGGCGCTGGCGACCGCGGCCGGCTACGGGTTCACCACGCTGGTTGTCGACTCGCTGTCGCACTACTGGATGGGCTCCGAGGGCATGCTGGAGCAGGTCGACCGCCGCACCCCGAGCGGCGGGTCGTCCTTCTCGACCGGATGGAAGGACATGCGCCCGGTCGAACGCCGCATGATCGACGCCCTGGTGTCCTACCCCGCGCACATCATCGTCACTCTGCGCACCAAGTCCGAGTGGGTGATCGAGACCGACCGCGGCAAGAGCAAGCCCGTCCGGGTCGGCCTAAAGCCTGAGCAGCGCGACGGACTCGAGTATGAGTTCGACGTCGTCGGTGAGCTAAATCTTGAGAGCACGCTCACGATCTCCAAGACCCGCATCCCGGCCCTGCACGGCGCAGTGATCGAGAAGCCGGGCGCCGCACTGGCGGAGACGATCCGAGACTGGCTCGCCGACGGTGCGGACCGCCCCGGGCCGCTGGAGTACCGCGCCCTGGTGCTCGACGCCACGTCCCTGGCCGAGCTGCGGCAGCTGCACGCCGACGTGTCGCGAGTCGGCCTGCTCAACGCCCCCGTGGTGTCCGCGGACGACCTCCCGATGCTGCTCGGCGAGCTGATCGAGGCGCGCATGGCCGAGCCGCAGCCGGCCGACGCTGCGCGCACCGCGCTGCGCGCGCTGGTCAAGCAGCACCGGTGGGACGCCAAACGGGTCGGCGCAGCCTTCCGGGCCACCCACGACGGTGCAGACCTCAACACCGAGCCGGACGCCGACCGTATCCGCGCCTTCGCCGCCGACCTGGCAGCCGCGCCCGAGCAGATCCTCAGCCTGGCGGGAGGTGCGGCGGCATGAGCGCCTTCTCCCGCGCCACGGTCGACGTGCTGCGCGACCGCTCCGGCGACCGGTGCGAGCTCTGCGGCGGGCCGGCCGGGAACTCGCATCACCGACGCCCCAGGGGTATGGGCGGTAGCCGCGACCCACAGACGGACCTACCGTCCAACGGGCTGCGGATCTGCGGGTCCGGAACCACGGGTTGTCACGGCCTGATCGAGCAGGACCGCGCCTGGGCTCGCGATCTGGGCTACCTGGTCCGCCAGGGCGTGGACCCGGCCACCGTGCCGGTGGTGCTCCGGCAACCGGGCGGGCACTTGGACTGGGTGTTACTGGGCGAGGACGGCTCGGTGACCCCGTGCTGCCGCTGCGGCCTCAGCCTCGAGGTCGACTGCACCAGCCCGGCGATGGCGCACTTGGCGCTGTTCAACCAGCGCACCGGCCGCATGTACGAGTGCAACGTGTCCATGCCCGTCCGGCTCGCCACCGAGGCCGCGGACGTACGGCCACTGGCCGCCGATCTCGGCGTCCCGCCCGGCACCGATGTGCGGGTCGAGGTGCGCCACTACGGACAGGTGGGGGGCAGCTGGGCCATCGTGCCGGCAGTCGACGAGACCGAGGCGTGGCTACCCGACCTGCACAAGCCGGCCGAACCGGAGCCCGCGCGTGCCGACCTGACCCTCATCAACGAGCGCGTCAACGAGGTACTACGCATCACGGGCGACCCGGAGCGGGCGCACGGCATGGCCGACGATCTGCGCCGCGAGGTCATTGATCTCGTCGCGCTCGGCCACCCCGACGCCAGGGCCCTTGCTCGTGCCGCCCAGAGGCTCCCCGCCGGCCGGTGGTGCGCGTGACCGTCTATGTCGACAACTTCCGCACGCCGGCGAAGGTCGGACGCATCTGGGCCCGGTGGTCGCACCTGGTCACGGACAGCCCTGATATCGAGGAGCTACACCGGTTCGCCCAGGGCATCGGGCTGCGGCGTGAGTGGTTCCAGTCCCACACCAAGGTGGGGCGCCTGTACCGGCCGCACTACGACGTCACCGACTCCCGCCGAGCGGCGGCAATCGAGGCCGGCGCCGTAGAGGTGTCCTGGCGAGAGATCCCGAACATCCTTCGGCGTGCCTGCGACGCAGCCAAGGGCCGCGAGGAACCGGTGTGACCACCACGGAACAGCGGTGCGAACTCACCGACCTCATCACCACGCAGTGCGCCCACTGCCGGGGTATCGACCTCTCTCCTGAGCTGACCATCGTCCGCCACGTGCGCGCCGGCCGTCGCCGCGAGTGCGCGACCGGGTGCGACCAGCCAATCAACCCACGCCAGCGCGCCGCGGTGACCGCGGCCGGCCAATACCTACACGAGGAGTGCGCCCCGTGATCAAACCCGCCCATCGTGCCGCCCAGCTGTCCCGCCACCTGCCCGACGCCTGGCTGATGCTGCGCGCCGCCGCCGTCTACGCCTGGGTCGCCGCCGGAGACCGCCGTCGGCGCCGGCGCTGCTGGAGGGACGCGTGATGGCCATCCTGCCGATCACCACCCACGCCGCCCGCTGGGACCTCGAGGACGCCCTCCGCAAGGCCGGCGTCGACCTCGCGCTGCTCACCGCCTACGACGAAATTCGCGACCACGAGCACGCCACCGTCCTGGACACCATCCAGGACGAGGCCGAGGAGTCGTTCGAGTCCGGCCGGCGGGCCGGCTACGACGTGGGCTACGCCGACGGCCGCGGCGACCGCGAGAAGACGGCCAAGGCGCAGGCGGGAGGAGGTGCTGGCACATGAAGTTGACCATCCGCCAGCCCGACCTCGCCGCAGCGCTCGCGCCGGCCGGCTTGTGCTCCGGCAACCCTCGCCACCCCGTCAGCGCCGCTGTACTACTCGACGCCGACGGCCGACTCACCGTCCGGGCGTCCGACCTCGACCAGTGGGCCACCGCCACCGCATCCGCCACCATCATGGAGCCCGGCCGGGTGGCGGTGGCCGGCCGGCTACTCCGCGAGGTCGTCAAGGTCATCCCCAAGGCCGCCGAGGTGCACCTGGAGGCCGGCGACACGCTCGCGGTGCGCGTGGACAGGCCGCGAGGATCCTGGTCGCTGCCGACTATCGACCACGAGCTCTTCCCCGTCGTGCCCGCCGTGGAGGGCAAGCTCGGCACGGTTGACGGGCCATCGCTCGCCGAGGCGCTGGGTCGCGTGCTGCCGTTCGTCACGGCCGAGGATGCGCTGGCCAACATCCACGCCGTCTACCTGCACGCCGGCGCGCGCCTGGCGCTTGTCGCCACAGACCGCTACCGGCTCGCGGTCGCGGAGATGGACTGGCAACCCGTCGCCGAGGCGGAGCTGTACCTGCCACTGGCCGGCGCGAAAGCCTGGGCCGACCTCGCCAAGACCTCCACCACGGTCACCATCACCACCGCCGAGGGGCCGGCCAGCCTGGCCGCGCTCGCCGGCGGCGGCATGGTGGTCGCCAGCCGGCTCAACGCCGACTACCCGAACTGGCGGGCCCTGGAAACACCATCGTCGAGGTCGTCGAGTCCACCGACGCTGTCGACATCACCGCCGGGGACTTCCGAGCGCACCTGCCGATCTGCCGCTGTCGCGACGAGCCCACCACCGTGTACGAGCCGAGCGGCTACGGCCGCGGCGAGATGCGCGTATCTGGCCGCCAGCACCTGGCCCGCTGCCGCGCTGGCGGCCTGCATGCCCGGCAGATCGAGGAGCTCATCTGCCGGCTGGTCGCCTCGCTCGGCGGCAGGCGATACACCGATGTCGCCCGGAGGATGAGATGACGGCGCACCCCGCGCGTGCAGCTGAGCCTGTTCGGCGGTGCCGCACGATGACCACATACGACGAGTTCCTGCGCGAAAAGGTCAATTTCGACCGGTCGCGCGGCTTTATCATTCGCGACGACGAGGTGCACCCGATCCTCCTGCCGCATCAGCGGGCAATTGTGCGCTGGTGTGTGGCCGGCGGCCGGCGGGCAATCTTCGCCGCTTTCGGTCTGGGCAAGTCGGTAATGCAGCTGGAAACGCTGCGACTCACCCTTGACCACCTCGCCCCGGCACGCCGGGCCCTCATCGTCTGCCCACTCGGAGTACGACAGGAGTTCGTGCGCGACGCCGCCATGCTCGGCATTCCTGTCGCGTTCGTTCGACGCACGGAAGAGGTCGCGGAGGTTGCGCGGCACACCGGCGCGGCCATCTTCTTGACCAACTACGAATCGGTCCGTGACGGCCGGCTCGACCCGAGCCTGTTCGACGCGGTCAGCCTCGATGAGGCATCGGTCTTGCGCAGCTTCGGCAGTAAGACCTACCAGACGTTCCTGTCGCTGTTCGACGCCGTGCCATACCGGTTCGTCGCCACGGCCACGCCGTCGCCGAACCGGTACAAAGAGTTGATCCACTACGCCGGCTTCCTGGGCGTCATGGATACTGGCCAGGCGCTCACGCGGTTTTTCCAGCGCGACTCCACCAAGGCCAATAACCTGCGCCTGTACCCGCATAAGGAGCGCGAGTTCTGGCTGTGGCTCAACACCTGGGCGGTATTCCTACAAAAGCCGTCCGACCTCGGCTATCCCGATGACGGATACGAGCTGCCCGCCCTCGACGTGAGGTACCACGAGGTCGCTGTCGACCACGCCGCGGCGCCAGTGGAGCGTGACGGGCAGGGCCGGCTGTTCCGCGGCGGCGGTGCCCTGGGCGTGTCTGAGGCAGCCTCGGAGCGCCGCGACACCCTGCCGGCACGGGTGGCCAAGCTCGCAGAGCTGGTCAACGCCGCCCCCGGTGAGCACTTCCTGCTGTGGCACGACCTGGAGGATGAGCGGCACGCGATCAGGGCCACCCTGCCCGAGGTCGTGGAGGTGTACGGGTCCCTGGACCTGGAGACTCGCGAGCAGCGGATCATTGACTTCGCCGAAGGTCGCATTCGACTGCTCGCGACGAAGCCGATCCTGTCCGGGTCCGGCTGCAACTTCCAGCGCCATTGTCACCGCGCGATCTTTGTCGGCGTGGGATTCAAGTTCAACGACTTCATCCAGGCCATTCACCGGATTCATCGCTTCCTACAAACCGAGCGGGTACGCATCGACATTATTCACGCGGAGTCCGAACGCGACGTCGTGCGTACACTCCGCGAGAAATGGGAACAGCACAGGGAGTTGACCGCCACCATGTCGCAGGTGATCCGCCAATATGGCCTAGATCAGGCCGCCATCGACCAGGCCCTTACCCGCTCCATCGGCATAGAGCGGGTCGAGACCTCCGGCAGCGGGTGGCTGGTGGCCAATAATGACTGTGTACTGGAAACGCAGTCGATGGAGGACGATTCGGTCGACCTAGTGGTCACCTCGGTACCGTTCGCCAACCATTACGAATACACGCCATCATACAATGACTTCGGGCACACCGACGATAACGCGCATTTCTGGGCGCAGATGGACTACCTCACGCCGCAGCTGTTGCGGGTGCTCCGCCCGGGCCGGATCTACGCATGCCACGTCAAGGATCGCATCTTGTTCGGCTCGGTCACTGGCGCCGGCCTGCCCACCGTGTCCCCCTTTCACGCCGAGGCTATCGACCACAGCCGCCGGCACGGCTTCGATTACCTCGGCATGATAACCGTCATCACGGACGTGGTCCGCGAAAACAATCAAACGTACCGGCTCGGCTGGTCCGAGCAATGCAAGGACGGCTCCAAAATGGGCGCCGGCTCTCCCGAATACATTCTACTGTTCCATAAGCCGCAATCCGACCGCACCAAGGGGTACGCCGACCTCCCGGTGGTCAAGGACAAAGCCAACTACACCCGCGCCCGCTGGCAGGTGGATGCGCACGCATTCTGGCGTTCCTCCGGCCAGCGGCACCTCACTCCCGACGAGCTGGCCGCGCTGCCGCCCGAGCAGTTGTCCGCGCTGTTCACCGAGCACGGCCTGAGCCAGGTCTACGACTACGAGACCCACGTCCGGCTCGGCGAGGCCCTGGAGCAGCGCGGCGCGCTGCCGGCAACCTTCATGAGCCTCGCGCCCGGCTCCCATCATCCCGACGTCTGGCACGACGTCAACCGAATGCGCACGCTCAACACCGAGCAGTCCCGCAAGGCGCAGACCATGCACGTCTGTCCGCTGCAGTTCGACATCGTCGACCGCCTCATCACCCGCTACAGCAACCCCGACGAGCTGGTATTCGACCCGTTCGGAGGCCTGTCCACCGTGCCGCTGCGCGCCCTGCACCTCGGCCGCCGCGGCCGCGCTGTCGAGCTCAACGCGGACTACTACGCCGACGGGGTCGCCTACCTGCGTGCCCACGACGCCGCGGCCAGCGTGCCGACCCTGTTCGACCTCGTCGAGGAGCTGCCGGCATGACCCCGCAGGAGTACCGGAAGATCCGACCGGGCGCGCGTGTGTGGTCGCTCCGGCCGCTCCGCAACGGCCATTTCGAAGTCCCCCCCGGCGCCGAGGGCACTGTCACCTTCAAGCGCTCCGGCTTGGACGTGCGTTTCGACCGGTGTGACACCTGCGGAGTCCGGCCGCTCGTGTCTCGCATTCCCGCTGGCCACCTGAGCGCTCAGACCCGAGGACGTGCCGGCGTGACGCACCGGGTGCAGTGGCACATCGATCGGTACGGCGTCCGCGGGTCGCTGGTGTGCGACGCGCCGGAGGGCGCCGAGTGCCGAATGGGGTGCCCGAGCGGCTGCGAGTCCTGGCCGTGCGACCACCAACCGGAGGACCAAGGCGAATGCCAGATCCTGCCGTGGATCGACAACAGCGAGGTCGTCGACTGCTACGTCGGCGAACGAGCCCCAGTGCGGGACGGCCCGATCGTCCTGGAGTGGACCGGCGAGGGATACGACTGGAGCTACCCGGCATGATCACCCGCCCGAACGGTAAGCCGTACCGGCCGCGAAAGCCGCCGGCCGGGACGTACCTGGACGACCTCGTCGGCAGCGGGGCGGTGCTGATCCTGCGCACCCACGACGTGGATGCGCACCTGGCGTGGGCCCGGGAGCTGTGGCGCCGGGAGACCGGCGAGGACGTACAGCTGGTCGGTGTGGCCCGCTGGGTGCGCCTGGTGCCCTGGGATGCCAGTGGCCACGGCGGGGACTCGACGTGGATCGGCTGCCACGGCGACGACCCACGCGGGTGCCCGGCTGTGCAGTACCACCCGGCTCCCCGGAACGGCGGCACGACTCATTGCAATAAGATCGCCCAGGTGCCGGCAACCGAGAGGGGGCGATAGGTGCCGCGTGACGCCTTCGCGGCGATCCGTTGGGCGCGCACGGTCCCGGCGGTGCGCCGCGCCGACGGCCTGCCCGATCACGTCGCGCATCACGTGCTGCTGGTGCTGGCCACCTACGCCGACCGGGAGGGCCGGGCCCGGCCGAGCCTGGCCACGCTGGCGGACGAGGCGTACGTGGCCGACGAGACGGCCAGGAGCGCCCTGGGGCGACTGCGTCGTGCCGGCCTGATCTCCCCGGCCGGCGACCACGCCGGAACGCCCGTGTGGCAACTGGCGCTGACACCGCGCGAGACGGTCACCGGCCGCGAGCAGGACGCCCGCCGGCGGCGTGCCCGCGAGCTGGCGGCCGCCCGCCAGCGTCGGTACGCCGACCGCCAGCGCAGTGGCGTGACGGTCTCGGACACCGTCAGCCCTGACGGTCTCGGACACCGTCACCTGACGGCCTCGGACACCGTCACGCCGACCACACCTGACGGTCTCGCGCACCGTCAACTGACGGTTCCGGAGACCGTCACTAACGGTTCCGCAGACCGTCAGGTGACGGTGTCACGACCGTCATCGTCGCAGGTCAGCACGGGTGTAACTGCCATAGGAACTACCAATGAACTGCCATTTGAACTGCCACGCGCCGACGAGGCTGTGCCTCGTCGAGAGCGCGCGAGCACAACGGCCTACTCGGCAGCGTTCGAGGCGTTCTGGGCCGCGTACGGCCGCAAGGGCGCCAAGCGGGCCGCCTACACCGAGTGGCAGCGGGCGACCAAGCGGGCTAACCCCGACGTGATCATGGCCCGCGTTGGGCCGTATGTGGCGGGCACTCCGGAGATCCGATACCGCAAGGACGCCGAGCGATGGCTGAAGGGCGACTGCTGGGAGTCGGCGATTGCGCCGCGCGGCCTGGGCTCTAGCGGCCAGCGGGTGGCATACCAAAGCCCAGTCGATCAATCCGAATATGACGTTTCCTTGAGAAGGAGCAGAACAGCCAGATGAACGATTTCTCTAACGAGGACTACAACCCCTTCGTGTACGACCCCGATGGGAGCTCGACTTCGGAACAGGAACGTGCGCACTGGGCCGCGACTCGCCTCAAGCGGCTGATTCCGGCGCACTACCTGGAGCGGTCGGTAACCGCGACCCATTCCGAGGTGGTCGCCTGGGCGGAGGGGGTCGCCCAGGGCCACCTGTCCAAGGCATGGACGGCGGCTGGACGCAGGGCCCGGTTCCAGGATCGCGAGCTGTCGGGCCCGTCGCTGCTCCTGCTCGGCCCGACCGGGGTGGGCAAGACCTTCGAGGCGTATGGGGCCCTACGGCTGCTCATCGAGACGAGGGGGGCGCCCGGGTCGATCATGGCCACCACGGCAGCCGACCTGTACGCCCGACTGCGCCCCCGCGACCGGGTCGACCCCGAAGCCGAGTTCGAGCGCTTCGCCACCGCCAGCGTGCTTATGCTCGACGACCTCGGTGCGGCAAAGATGACCGACTGGACGGAGGAGGTCACGGCCCGCCTGATCGACCACCGGTACAACGGCGTCCGGGCCACGGTGATCACCAGCAACCTCACGCCCGCGAACCTGGAGTCCACGTTCGGCGAGCGAGTGGTCAGCCGACTGACCGAGATGTGCACGGTCGTCGCGCTCAAGGGCGACGACCGGCGCCGGAGTCCCGCATGAGTCTGGAGGCCGACGAACCCCCGCACGACATGCAGGCGGAGATGTCCGCGGCCGGCGCGGCCATCCTGTCCGCCGCCGCGCTGGCCGACGTGACCGCGCTGGTACCGCCGGCCGGCTGGTACTCGCCCCGCCACGGCGTCATCCTGGCCGCCGCACAGGCCGTCGTAGACCGCGGCGAGGGCCTGGACCCGGTCACCGTCACGGCCGAGCTGGACCGGCGGGGCCAGCTCACCCGCGTGGGCGGCGCCCCCTACCTGCACACCCTGGTGGCCACCGTCCCCACCACGGCGAACGCCGGCTACTACGCGGAGATCGTGGCCGAGAAGGCCGCGCTGCGGCGGGTGATCCAGGCCGGCCGCCGGCTGGTCCAGATCGGCTCATCGCCGGTCGGCGACTCGCTCGCCGCCGTCGAGCTGGCCCGCGCCGAGCTGGACCGGGTCACCGCCGCGCCCGTCACCGACGAGGACTGGTCGACGCTGCTCGACCGGGTGGTGGACTCCTACGACGACGAGGTCGACCCGGGCCTACCCACCCCGTGGCCCGACCTTGACGACATCATCGGCGGGCTCGCTCCCGGCACGCTGACCGTGATCGGCGCCCGCCCCGGCGGTGGAAAGTCGATCGCACTGGCCAACATCGCCGCCCACACGGCAGCCGGCGGCATTCCCACCCTGGTGCACTCCCTGGAGATGCCCAGCGCCGAGCTGGTGCACCGCATCATCGCAGCCGAAGCCAATGTCGAGTACCGCGCCCTGCACTCCCACCGGCTCACCGACTGGGACTGGCCGCGCGTCCGCAAGGCCCAGTCGGCGATGCGAGACCTGCCGTTGCACATCGACGACCGATCCACCATCACCGTGGAGCAGATCCGAGCCACCGCCCGCAGCCTCGGCGACCTCGGGCTGATCGCCGTCGACTACCTGCAGCTGGTGCAGGGCCCCGACGCCCGCGCGCCGCGGGAGCAGCAGGTTGCCGGCGTCTCCCGTGGCTTGAAGCTGTTGGCCCGCGACCTGCACGCGCCGGTCGTCGTGGCCGCGCAGATCAACCGGGCTGCCACCACCGGCGCCGGCCGGCCCCAGCTGTCCCACCTGCGGGAGTCCGGGGCCATCGAGTCCGACGCCGACCTCGTGATCCTGCTGCACCGCGACCCCGAACGCCCCGGCGAAGTGGACGCCGACATCGCCAAGCACCGCCACGGCGCCACCGGCGTCGTCTCACTCCAGTGGGCCGGCCACTACGCCCGGCTCCGCACCCTCGCCCAAGGAGGCGCAGCGTGACCCCCGACCCCGTCAACCTGGTGCACGACGCCATGCGCGCCGTGCTGGTCGAGCGCCCCGACTCCACAACCCCTGTGTTTGTCGGCCTCCGCCTGTTGGCCCAGGCGGCCGTCGACGCGCTCCTCGGCCAGGCCGTACGCCCGACGGTCTCGGCGACCACCCCGCTCACCGAGGTCGATCGAGGTCGTATGCGCCTGGCGGACGACCTGTCCGGCCCGACCGTCAGGGGCGCCATCCTGCACCGCCGGCTGCTGCTGGCCGAGGTCGATCGGCTCACCGCCGACCTCGCCGCCGCCGAGCTC